CAAGCAGAAGACGGCATACGAGATCATGCCTAGTCTCGTGGGCTCGGAGATGTGTATAAGAGACAGCATCTGCATTATCGGGTTTGTTTTGTTTCGCTTTTGCTTTTGTTTTCTCATCTTCAGTAAAATTTATTTTATCGAGTTGAGCAAGAACAGCTTTTTGGACACCTTGTCTCTTATCTTCATTTTTAATCTGTTCAAGCAATTTGATCTCAAAAATATCCCCAATAAAAGCCTCCATATCTTTTACGGTACGATCAGCATAAGCACTTTTGCCGTCTTTGGCAGTAGATGGAGAATCAGCAGAGTCAACAACTTCAATAATTTTTCTGGCAATCCGAAATTGGAAAGCAGTATATTTTTTCATTTTATCAAAGTTTTTACTATTTACTTCATTTATGCCGGGCATCAATACAATACCCTCGATCCGATATGGATTCTTTTTATTATAACGAATTAACATATATTAAATCCCCTCTAAAATAGATACAGATAAAGGCTTATAAACTAAAAGCCCACCACATTTGCTGGTAACAGGAACCTTAAATTCCATAACCTCTTGTTGCGGGGCAAGCTGGTTATAAGCTTCAGGAATTTCAAGACTAAGCTTGGAAATATCCATCTTGTAGATAACCATTACATCTTCGCCGCCACTACCAGCACCAGCCAATTTAGGAACAGATATAATCTGCTTTATATATTGCTGGTTGTCCAAAAATTGCTGCTTGATAGTTTTATTAGTGATAGAAGTAGCACTACTTAAAACAGTATCATTAATTAGATTGAATTGCGCGGTTGGTAACAAAAGAGTATCGGGTATTTCTTTCTCTTTTGTAAGTTCAACCTGATCACTAACACCGACATTCATATCACGCAATATCTGAAGTGGGGTTTTATTTGCCCATTCTGTAGTCGCGCCTATACCATCATTGAGGACAGTCGTAACAGGAATATTTACGTTATTGAATAGCCCCGGCAATTTATATTCATCATCACCGTTGAAAGCGATATCATCCACTTTTTGGTCATTAGCGCGTCTAGTTGCTTCTGCCCGGCGTTGATCCAAACTTAGGCCAACTTGTCGCGAAGCTATAATCTCATCCCAATCGTAATGATAACTTGCGCCAATTCTACGGATTGGTGATACATTTTCACGACCTTTGATTTCAACCTGCGGAAAATCTGTGGCATACGAATTAACGATCTTAGCCATGCCGACCTTATCAAATTCGCGCCATACGATTGTTTTTGCGAATGGCGGAACTTGCGTGGAGATCGGAAATAACGTCCCATCAGCAGCCTTTAAATCACCATATACGGTTTCATATACAGTGGTTTTAATAAACTGTAAAGATCGTTCCCAAAAGCCGATATCTTCAGCATCCAATTGAGTTTTATGAGTTTGGTTTTGCATCATCATTTTAATATCCTCCGTTATGGTAAGTTGATTTCAATTTCGGCTTTGCCATCTGCAGCAGTTCCTGCACTAGCAAAAATAGCTTGTGGAATTAAATCCGCATTTGCAGTATCAGCATCTTTGCGGAAATAACCCTCATCACCGCCGGTATGACGAAAATAAACAGGATCGTCTATTGCAACGTCTTGATCGATATGTACCCATAGACGTCCTTTACGTAAAATTGGAACAGATTCACCCTCTTTATATAAACCTTGATTGGTAGCCAAATCCTGTTCTAGATAATATCTCTCTGCGCTCACTCCAAAGAATTTCGCGCTAGCAGTTGGTATTTTGACTTGCTTAGCAGGATCAGTTCCGCGAACTAATGCCAAACCAAAATCTATGTCAACCTCTGCCGCTCTAGATTCAATAGTTTTAGGTCGAAGATCAGAAACCATACCTGGAATGGCTTTTTGCATTTCAATATCATAACTTAATTGTGGCATGATTATTTACCTCCTTCTTTTCTTAATTGACCACCGGAATGGGCACGATTCATCATCTTAAGCCGTGCTTCTTCTTCATCGGTAGCAGTTGTAGTTATACTATTAACCAATATTGTTTGATTAGCCATAGTTTTTGGATCTGGCTGGAATTCTATACAAGCATCATAGCGAGCATCGACATAGACTGTATTAGTTAGCTTTTCGTCCAAACCTTCATCGCTTGACATTGTTTTGATAACTGCCTTTTTAATATCTATATCAGATATATCATCAATCGTTTTTGCTTCTTCTTTCGAAAGAATCGCCCTTGCCTGATCGACTATTTTTAAACGAGCCTTGACTAAAGCTGGCACATCAAGGCTATCATTTGCGGCCTTGGTCTTTTTCAGCTCACCTTCTAAAGTGTCATGCTTTGCCTGCAGCGCAGAGTTATCATCTTGTAGATTTTTATATGCTACCTGAGCATCGCCAAGCTGCTTTTGCTGATCATTGATAGTTGCTTCATGCTTTTTTAAAGCGTTTGCAACTTCCGGCGCGGCATCATAATTGAGGCCGTCTAAAGTTACTTTCATCATCATAGTATTAACCCCCTTGTTTTCTAATTTATCAAAACTAACTTTGATGTCTTCAACATCGCCGCCATCCAAGACAGCATCGTTTTCATCTGTGAAAATCGAATCTGTCAAATTAACCTGCGCAAATTCGCCTGTATTGGCTGCATTTGCGCGCCCATGTTTCACTAAAGCCAAATGATTACATTTCATATTTTTTTGGATGCAATCGTAATGCTCTCCATTATAAGTTCCGGGCGTAAAATCTAGTTCTGCCGTATAACCGAGGCTTAATTCAGTAATGCGCTTTTCTTTAATATCGTTTATTGCTGCCTGATCTATGATCGAGATAGGAGTAATTGGATAATTATCTTCTACTCTAACATTTTCACCAGTTTGGCCGATTGACGTATCGCGCGCATTAGTTACATCAACCCATCGCTCTTTGGGATGACCCTGTGTAATAGGCATCATTTTCATTGAGTCTAAATGTTCTTTTTTTATAACTTCTTCTGGGGGTCTAAAGCGACGTGATACTTTCCCATCTGCAGTTATGTATTTCAAAATCCCCGGACGAGTAACAACCGCCTCACCTTTGATAAATCCCTCATCGGTTACCTTGGCTTTTGCCAATTTGATTTTATCGCAGCAGATAATTCGTTTAGTTGTCATTCTATAAAAATATCATAGGAAAATGGCAAAATCAATGCCTGTGGATAAAAATGTGGATAAAAATACTATTTTCTGTGGATAAGCGCGGAATAAGTTGTGGATAACTTTTTAAAACAAAAAAACGCGGATCGAAACCCGCGCTTTTCCATTATTAATTTAAGGAGTAAAACATGTTTAGGAATTTACATGTGCTTACAGAATCAATTTAACCGATAAGCAAAAAGATGTCAATAGTTATTAATTTCTTTCAAATTGAATCAGAAAAGACTTGACATGTACGCACGTGCGTATTATAATAACCTCACAATCTAATTAAGATTGTACATTATTAATTAATTAAGGAGAAACCAATGGAATATAAAACCACACTGTGGATTGTTAAAGTTAACGGTCATTCAATCATAAGAAAATATTTATCTAAATATTGGGCACAAGATTTTATTAAAAGAGTGCTTGAAGATGATAAAACATGCCAATGCACATTATTGAGTAAAGATATATGGTTAACATTACCAATTGGCTAACGAGCCGAGAAACAGCGAAATTATTGGGAGTTAAGCGCGATACAATTTGGCGTATCGCGCGTAGAGGTGAGCTAACTAAATGTTCTATAGCTCACAATTTTATAATGATCGCGGATGATGAAAAGCTGGCGGCCGCTAAAATCAAAGCGGCTGCCGGTGGATTTCAACATGGTGGTCCAAGAAGAAGGGAAAAATCAAATGACTGATAAAGAGAACTTTTTTCATGAATTCAATATGGTTGCTTTTCTTGCTGGATTTGATCCAAAGAAAATTTTTACACGTGAAGCAGCCCAAGAAATAAAAGAAAGACTTAAGACATATCATAATATAGAAATATCTAATCGTAAATTCTTAAAATGGTCGAAAGAATGGGTTAAAAAGGTTAAAAGTGAGAAGCCATTATGAACAATAGATTTAAATTTCGCTATTGGGATCATTTCAACGAGGAGATGGTCTATCAAAAAGAAAATACAATTGGTGGGATGCGGCAACTTTTTGAATGGGCTCATGAAGCAGAGAAAGGAGGCAATAAAATTGAACTCATGCAATGGACAGGTTTGCAGGATAGCTCTGGCAAAGATGTTTATGGGGGGGATATAATAAAACATCCTAAAGGAGATATTGGGGAAGTTATTTGGCAAGTACAG